TACCTCCCCAAAAACGGTCACAGACGGTGTTGCAGGGCCTTGTAAGGGCCAAGTCAGGCAGTTTCAGTCCTAATGGATACCAAACCAATCCCGATCAACCGTGGGGCAACTCAGAAGCCTTTGATGGGGCACACAAAACCACGGATTATGACTCCCGCATTGAAGGGCGAATCCAGGGGCGCGGAATTTGCCGAATTTGCAGAAAAGTGTGGCTACCCTTTGATGCCCTGGCAAAGATTTTGCGCTGATGATTTTTTGACGATGGACAGTGAGGGAAACTACATCCGCAAGACCGTGGCCATCTTGGTTGCCCGTCAGAATGGAAAATCGCACCTGGCAGCACTGCGTATTCTCTTTGGCCTATTTGTTACAGGTGAGCGCAATGTTGTAGCGATGTCATCTAATCGCTCGATGGCACTGACTACCTTCAGGCAAGTCGTTTCAATCATCGAGGCCAATGCCTTCTTGCGCGATCAGGTCAAACTCAATCGTGGCGTAGTGGGCAGATTTGCCAATGGCCAGGAGTCAGTCGAGACGAAATCTGGGGCCAGATACCAAGTTGTTGCAGCTACCCGAGACGGGGCCCGAGGACTCACTGCCGATTTGTTATTTATTGACGAGTTGCGCGAGATTAGTGAGGAAGCATGGAAGGCTGCCAAACCGACCACCCGAGCAAGGCCCAATTCTCAAACCGTGGTCGTGTCGAATGCGGGTGATGCTTTCTCGACGGTATTGAATGAATTGCGCGAAAAAGCCCTCTCCTATCCTGCGCCCTCCTTTGGCTGGTATGAGTACTCAGCACCGCAGTATGCCAAGGTGACTGATCGCAAGGCATGGGCCATGGCTAACCCTGCATTGGGCATAACGATCTCAGAGGAGACTTTGGCTGAGGCAGTCAGTACCGATTCCATCGAAACTATCAAAACGGAAATGCTTTGCTCGTGGGTGAGTAGTTTGTCATCACCCTGGCCAGTCAATGCCTTTGAGGATTGCAGCGATAAAACACTCGCCATGGGGCCTGGGCCTATGACTTATTTTGCATTTGATAAGGCTCAAAATGGGCGTACAGCAGCCCTGGTGTTAGGTCAAGTGCTGCCCGATGGCCGCATCGGTGTAGCGGTGTTGGACCAGTGGCGCAGTGAGGTCGCGGTGGATGATCTCAAGATCGCCGCTGACATCAAGAAATGGGCAGATATGTACAGGCCGCAGTTGACGATGTTTGACCACTACGCCACCCAGTCCATCGCCCAACGCCTGCAAGTCAGTGGGGTCCAAACTTACGATGTCTCGGGGCAACAATTCTACCAAGCCTGCGGCGATTTGCTCGATTCCATAGTGGCAAGGCGCATTGTCCATTCAGGGCAACCAGAACTGGTCGAATCCATGAATAACTGCGCATCCAAAACTAATGAGGGATCATTCCGCATTATCCGCCGCCAATCAGCAGGTTGCATTGCGGCTGCGATTTCTCTGGCCATGATTGTCCACAAAATGAATGAACCAGCCTCAGTGCCTCTCATCATTGCAGGTTAAACACGCCGAAGGGCAAAATGTCCGTATTGGGTGCTATAAGGCTATTGTACGGCTATGGGCATCTTGTCGGCTTTGCGATTAGTCAAGGATGAATCCGACACACTCAAAAATCAATACTCGCCCGCAGTCATGGCTACCCAATACAACACTTGGTTCGACTCAGCTGCTGGATTCCAAAATGTAACAATGGATTTGACCAGTGCGCTTCAAGTGCCAACGGTTGCAAAATGCGCACAACTCATTACTGGTGTTATCGGTGGAATTCCACTTGAGTTATACAAAAAATCCACGGGCGAACAATTAGGGATGCCAGTGTGGTTAGAGCAACCAGACATTCGCCAACCACGGTCAGTCACCATTGCATACACGGTGCAAAGCCTTCTCATGTATTCGCAAGCCTTCTGGCAGGTCACATCTGTTTATTCTGATGACGGCAGGCCCGCGAGATTTGAATGGATTGCAAATACTCGCATCACAACAAAATTGAATGCTCGATCCACTGAGGTTGAGTATTACATTCTCAATGGCGAAAGATTGCCGCAAAATGGTGTGGGCAGTTTAATTACATTCCAGGCACTCAATCCTGGCGTATTACAAACAGGTGCGCGGACAATTCAAAGCGCACTTGATCTTGAACGCGCTGCATCTATCGCCGCCGCCACGCCAATTCCGTCGGGTCACATTAAAAATAATGGTGCGGATTTGCCTGAATCACAAATTACTGGACTTCTTGCATCGTGGAAACAAGCACGGCAATCAAAAGGTTCGACTGCGTATCTGACTAGCACTTTGGAATACATACCTACATCATTCTCGCCCAAGGACATGATGTATGTCGAAGCCTCTCAAGCACTCAGCACGGAAATTTGCAGATTAATGAATTGTCCTGCCTACATGGCGAGCAGTGATGCAAACAAATCCATGACTTATCAAAATGTTTTAGATGCTCGCAAAGAATTTTTTGCATACACGCTTGCGCCTTATGTGTGCGCCATTGAGGATCGCCTTTCAATGAATGACATCACGGCTGCTGGCAATGTTGTGCGATTTGCGGTGGATGAAACTTTCTTGCGCGTGGACACTATGGAAAGACTGAACACAATCGAGAAAATGCTAAGCCTTGGTTTAATTACTTTAGATCAAGCAAAGGCAATGGAAGACATGAGTCCGAATGGAGACAACAGTTGAAACTTACATTTAGCACACCCATTGAGGCTGCCGATGCAGAACGACGCATCATCTCTGGCAAAATTATGGAATTTGGAGCCACTGGTCACACATCAGTTGGCCCAGTTGTATTTGAGCGCGGAAGCATAGCGATCCCATCAGCGGCGAAAGTAAAGTTGCTTGCGCAACATGAGCCAAACAATCCTATTGGCCGCGCTCAATCCTTTAGCACTGAGGGCGATTTCATGTATGGCACATTCAAAATTTCAAACTCATCCAAGGGTACTGACTATCTAACTTTAGCTGCGGAGGATTTAGTCTCGGGGCTATCCGTCGGGGTGGAAGTTACAGCATCCTTGCCGAAAGAAGGCTATCTCCTAGTCACGGCTGCAAAACTCATCGAGGTCAGCCTTGTTGAGTCTCCTGCATTCGAGAATGCAACCGTGACCAAAGTTGCTGCGAGCGAAAGCGAAGCAGAGCAAGAAACAACCCAACCAACCGAAACAGAAAGTGAGGCAGTTGTGGAAACCACTCCCGCCGTAACACCTGAGGTGGACACTGCTCCAGTAGTTGAAGCCTCACGACCAACGGTTAGTGCATCCTTCCATACCGAAGTGCGCTCTCCTATTAACAACCAAGGTTCGTACATCGAACACAGCATTAAGGCCAAAATGGGCAACCATGACTCAGCCACATTTGTACGCGCTGCCGATGTAAAGGCACAAAAACTTTATGCAGCCAATGATTCATTTACAACCAATCCTGCATTCTCACCTGTTCAATACATCTCATCCGTCATTGATACTTCCGTGATGACTCGCCCAACCATTGATGCTCTCGGTGGTGCTCGCGCACTGGCCTCTAGCGGAATGACCGTGGCGCACCCAAAAATTACGACTAACGCAGGATTTGGGGTAATTGCAGAGGGTGCATCAACAGCATCAACTCAAATTGTCTCAAGTTATGTAAATGCAACTGTTGTCAAACTAGCGGGCACTCAGATCATGTCTCAAGAATTATTAGACCGCTCTGATCCATCCTTTTACTCTGCAATGTATGAAAACTGCATGAGGGCATACGCCAAGGCTTCAGATGCTTATGTCATCGCCGAGATTGTTTCAGGTGGTACACAAGCAACAAACCAGGCAGCCACAATCGCAGGCATTCAGGCTTATGTTGCGCAAGCAGCACCAGCGGTTTATGCAGCAGCAGGCGAAACTGCAACTGCATTTATTGCAGGAACTTCAGTCTGGTCATTGTTGATCGGCTCACTTGATACAACAGGCCGCAACCTATTTTCAGCAGCACAACCAATGAACGCAGCAGGCTCGACAACACCACGCGGTTTGCGCGGCGATGTGAACGGCTTAGATTTGTTTGTTGATGCCAACATGGTCGCAACAACAATTGATGACTGCGCATTCATTGTTACACCAAGCGCAATCGCAGTGTATGAAAGCCCAATGCTTTCGCTGACAACTAACATCACAGCCACGGGAGAAATCGCCGTTGAACTGTATGCGTATTTTGCCGCGAAAACATTGATTTCAGGTGGCCTACAACGCTTCGATAAGACCTGATAAGACCGCAATACCTTAGAACGCTCACGGCAGGGTTGGGAGGCCCTGGCCCTGTCGTGAGCCTTTAGGAAAGGAATCTCATGGCCGCAACTTTTTGCACAGCTGCAACGCTGAAGGCATCATTAGGCGTTGGCACTTTGTATGATTCCTACACCTGGATTGAAGATACTTGCCAGACTGCTCAAGACATGATTTCTTCATTTCTTTGGTTCAATGTTGCACCCACAGTTGCCACGGGTCTCTATAACAATGTGGCCACGGTGGTGATCGCAAGCCCTGGAATGTTTGTCGTGGGTCAGAGCGTAACTATTGCTGCCTCAGGTGCGACTTATAATGGCACACGCACTATCACTGGGGTCGGCCCATCTACACTTCTGACCAATAACACTTTGAACAACTGGCAAATGAACTATCCACGCGGGTACTCATTCTTGCAATTTGCCATTACGGCCTCCAATGAGGACAACCATTTAATTTTGCCCTACGGCACAATGACTGGCCCAGACCACAAAACCCAGAGTTACGCGACAACACCAGCCATCAATTCGGCGGCCCTTATGCTCGCGACTTCCATCTGGCAAGCTCGCATGGCAACACAAAATGGCCAGGCTGGCATTGACGGCTACATTCCAAGCCCCTACACCATGTCGGCCTCGATGATGGCGGCGATCAGAGGATTATTGAGTCCGTACCTTAATCCTGGGGCAATGGTCGGATAATCATGGCAACAGTCGCACTAACAACTTTACGCTCAACCATTGCAACGGCTTTGGTCAATACGGGTGTTTGGAATGTCTTTTCATACCCGCCACCAGTTTTGCAAGTGAACTCAGTGGTGGTGGCTCCTGCCGATCCCTATGTCACGCCTAACAACAACACCCAACAAATCATCAGGCCCATGGCCAATTTCAACATCATCATGGTTTCGCCCTACCTAGACAACCAGGGCAACCTTGCCAACATCGAGACAATGATGGTCGGCGTGTTCAACAAACTTTCATCATCAGAAATCGTTTTGAACATTCAAAGCGCATCGGCTCCCGCGTTGTTGGATGGCCCTTCTGGGGCAATGCTCACCAGTAGTTTTCTCATCTCCGTACTCACAGAATGGAACTAACCATGTCAGAACTATCAGAAAAGGATCGCAAAGCATTGCAAGAAGCGGGCCTGCTTCCAGCAACCGAAAACCCAACCACTGACCAGAAAGAGGACTAATCATGGCCGCACCAGCAGGTATCTATTTAGGCAACAATGTCGGCCTGAAGATCAACTCCATCGACATCACAGCCTATGTTTCCAGCATTACTTTGACTCAAACATTTGACGAACTCGATGTCACAACGATGCAAAACACTAGCCATGTCATGGCTAAGGGTCTTGAGTCTGGCACATTGCAAGTGAACTTCTTGAACGACTGGTCAGCCTCATCGGTATGCGCCACCTTACAAGCTGCATACGGCACAACCGTCACAGCGGTGATGATCGCAGTAAAGGCTACAACTGGCACAACAACCGCCTCAGCAACCAATCCGATCTACACCGTCAGCCTTCTCATCAACAACCTGACCCCACTGGGTACAGGTGGCCCTGGCGACATCACACAGTCCTCGATCACTTGGACTTGCAATAGCACTATCGTACAAACCACATCAGGCACATTCTCAGCATAAGGAGCAGCAAAGATGGCATCGCTTAAAATAACCAGGGCCTCAGGCGAGGTCGTGTTGAAAATTACACCAGTCGTTGAGTACACCTTCGAGCAAAAATTCTCTATGGGTATTCATAAGAAATTCAGCGAGGAACAAAAGCAATCCGACATTTACTGGCTTGCTTATGAGTGCCTCCGCCGTGAGGAAGTCGTACCCGTATGGCCTGAGGATTTCCTCAAAACAATCATCTCAGTCGAGGTAGTTGATGACTCAGACCCAAACGGATAGGGCGCGATTCTTTCACTTACTTGGTGGCCCAGTTGGCCATCGAAACGGGGATTGCGCCTAGGGAATTGATCGAGATGGATGCAAGGATGTTGAAGGCAATGTTGCAGGTTTTCGAGGATAGGGCAAAGGAGGCCAAGAATGCCGCTCGTACTTCAAGGCTTCGATAAGACAATCTACTTTCTCGATGCCTTTGAAATTGACCTCAGCCTCCAAATGAATCGCAAAATTGAACTGGTGATGAAACCGATTCAAACCAAGGCTCGTGGATTTATTCCTAACGCAGTCCCTCAAGGTTTAAGTGGTTGGGCCAAACCTCCCAAAACCAGTGTTGAAGGTTGGCGTGATTTTCCAATCTTCAATTCAAACACAATGCGAGCAGGTATTGAGTATCATCCAGGGTTACAAAAACAAACACGGCGGGGATTTCAACGAGCCTACGCAGTCACCAATGAGTCAGCTGCGGGTGCTATCTATGAAACCGCAGGACGCAAACATCCTCAAGGCACACCCAACAAATCACGATCTGGTGTCAAAGATTGGAATGGGGTATTTCA